AAAAAGGAGAACTGCTCCTTCTGCTCATTTACTCCAGGCAGGGAAACAAGATTGCCAGATTTGGTAGTCTCCTCCAAAACTTTGATTCGTTCAATCAAAGCGGCAACCGCTTCATCATATCCAGCAAGCTTTTCACCATAACTGGTGAATTGGGTATCAATAGCCTGTTTCTGGCTATCAATTGCTGCTAAAACATCTTTCAGTGTCACTTCCATAGTAAAACCTCCTTAGTTATTATATAATTCATCTTTCTCTTTTTAAAGAACATTGACCTTATAGGCCTGTCCTATCTCATATATATCCAAGTATAAAAGAACTTAGATAAATATTCAACCATTATTTTACCTCCTTGAATCCTGAAGTAAGATTACTTACAGCATCAAGAAGACTTTTTACTGCCTTGTCATCGGCTTTCTTGTCATTGGTCAAAACGTCCTCTACATATGAAATCCCCACAGCCTTGATAAGATCACTTATAAGAACCTCCTTATCCCCAACTGTGGTTGTTTTATCCTCTACAATAGAAGTAGTCTCACCAAGGATGAGCTCACGTAAAGAATTAATTGACTCCAAAACAACAGCTTTAATCTCTTCTATACTGTGCCTAATTTCGTCCTGTATGGCTTGCCGAATTTTCTCTTCAATATTGACTTCAATGAGTTCACTTTCCTCGCTCTCGCCACTGGGCGTTCCCTTTCCTTCCAAACCGACGGGATTGCCTTCAATGGCAAGTTCTTCCGATATATTCTCATGTTCTTCCCCCTTCTCAAGTTCTGTTTCTTTTTCAGCAGAAGTTACTTCTGCTTCTTTTTGGTCGACTTCTTCGTCTTCGATTTTTTCATGATCTTGTTCTTTGATGAAATTATCATATTGGGTATTATCTCCTTTCACTAAAAATTTTGTGTTAACATCCAATGCTTGATCTATATCAAACATCTCGTCTTCTGTGAAAGTATCGTGAGCTTTGGTAACAAGGTCCCTTTCAATAGAACCATCCTCAAAGGACATTTTCATCAGAGCACTTGGATTCGCTGGAATGGTAACCTGACTTGTTTCGAGAAGCTCTACATCAGTATATATCCTGATAGGAAGCTTCTTGTTCTTTTCCCATTCATCATAAGGAAGTGATTCAAACTCGTGAGCAATAAAACCAACACTAAAGGCTGCAATACCTTTTTCTGCAAGTTTAAATGCCCAGTCAGCTTCAGGATTACCTTCATTTACAAAATACTTTGCACGGCCTACCAAAGCATCCTTTTCAACCCAAACCTTTTCCCACATTCCTATCTGGTTTCTTAATCCACGATATTCATGCGAGGATAACAATACTGGATGCTTTTTAAAGGTTCCAAGCCGTTTCTTCCAAGCTTCGGCTTTAATGACTTCATCATACCTGTCTTTTGTTTCATCAGACATCACAGCATCAACGGTAAACCGATCCTTATTTACTGCACGAATAGCTCCAGTAAAAAACTTTCTTATGTGGTTCATACTTCCTCCTTCTTTCTAATTGGAATGGTAAAACATCTACAACCAATAACCTCCTCCGGTGGTGCAGCCATATCTCCTGGATACCTAAGAGTTATGTCTGATTTAAAAGAATTACCAATTGGTACAATTTTACTATCAAGTTCATAATGAGAAGACCTGCTTCGTTCGTCTGAAAAAGAAATCCACTGGTGCAATCTAATCCCTTCTTTAACCATGGTTATAACCCTCGCTGTTGATAAAAGAGTTGAAGATTCTGTTCGGGCTATGATTAAAGAACGACCGCTGATTGAATTATATACAATTCTCAAACGGTCAAGCAATTCAGGGGAGGATTTCTTTTGACCATCTACCGCTTGGACTACCTTCTTTTTCATTGTTTGTACAATAGAAGCTGGAATCTTTCCTAAACGTGTGGTAAGGTAATCCTGGTAATCTTTATCCTCTTCCGGAAATGTATATGAAGAAAGACCAATCTCCTCAGCAACCATCTTACTTCCTTCTTTCATAGTTATAGTATAAATAGGTAAGAATGAAGTAATCAACCTTTTTTCTTCTTCCTCAAATACCTTATTCAAAATATCATTTGTAAATAAAGGTAGTCCAAGAACACGTTTCCGCTGGTCAAATACAAATTTCCTCATCTTACTTTCAAACAGTTTCTCCATTGGAGTTTGAACAGATAAATACCGTTTACACAAGAGTACCCTATAATCCTGTGTAACTTTTTTATCTGTATCTGAATCCGTATTCTCTGAATCTTCTGCTGGGGGAAGTGCTGTTGGAACAGCCTTTGGTTCATTTTCAATTAAATTTGTTATTGGAGCATCATTAAGTTTCTTCCAAGCAACATCACCCCAAGGAACATCACCAAAACCTAAACGCAACCTTCTATTTATAGCATTAATAGGCCAACCCATTTTCTCTAAATTTTGTGCGATAACAACCTTCTCCCCATAAGCATCCATTAAAGGACCAACGGTAGCAGTGTCAAAAGCCCCCCATTTTTTATTACTCTTTAATTTAGAAAAGAATTTTGACCATAAAAAGCCTTCAAAATAGGTTAACTTTGGGACAAGGCATTCTTCCCAAAAAACTTTATAAGCTGTCTTAACACCTTCATAGCTTTGTATGTACTCATAAAGCCCCATAACAACAGCATTGACTTTATAAGCACCAAAGATCTCTTCTCTGGTTAACTGCTTCATTGCTATAAAATCCATATCCCTTTGACTAATTCTTGCTTCTGTGAATTTAGCACCTTGATCAAGAATAGCAATTCTGTGAGCTTTATCTGCCCCCATATGCCTATCTTCAAACTGGGCTAAAATCCTGTTAAAAGAATCGTCGTCTAAATCTTCAGGGAAGGTGATAAAACCGCCAACATTAGCGCCTTCCTTAAAAAAGTTGTTATTATAAACACTTGATAAATAATCTTGCTCTACTGTTAAGGTTAATGCCTCAAGAGTAGAAAAGCCCCTTATGTCGTTGTAAGGGTTAAAATGTTTAAATTGAAGAACTTCCCACAACGCAAGCGGTACCTTTTCTTTGCCTGGTATACAGTAATACCAACCAACAAGTGCTGTTTCTTCTTTATTATAAGCAGGCTTAAACCTATCTGGGTCAAATACCCAAATCTCCTTAGGTATCTCGGTAATGTTGTCACGTTTTATTATCCAAAAACACTCTCCCCTTAATTCTAAGAAGGTAAAAGTAGCTTCAAGAAGTGTTTCTTGAGCCATAAAAGGGTTTGGATTCGTAAACAATTCATATAACGGACCAGACTCAACAATATTCGGGTCATTTTCCTCACCTTCATAAAGTCTAAAAGGCAGACGTGCTACGTTCTGTGCAATTAAACTTATAGAAGAGTAAACCCAACCAACTTGTGCATATGGTCGTTTAACAACAGTTTCTTTCCATTTTAAAGCCTCAGATAAAGATTGAAAAAATCGCCAATCAGATCTTAACAAAGAAAGGGCTGACTTTTTAATTAAAGGTCTTATCTGATCCTTCTTAGCTATAACATTAATAGCAGAAGAGACAAGAGCATTTAACATAATGCCTCCTTTAAGGTAACCAACGTACCTTAAAATTCATTTTACTTTTAAGATGTGTGTATATCGCATATCTTCTTGCTGACATAAGATGATCCTGAAATTCCACAGGCTCATCTATAACACGTTCATTTTTATCCACCTTCCAGCTGTATGTCCTAAGCTCTCGAATTAATTCGGAGCTGGAGCTGAGAATATGGCACTTAAACCGTTTAACAAAATCAATACCATCAAGAACAGATTTTTTAGAAATCTTTGCATTGTAACCAGAGGATTTTAACTCCTGAATTTTGTCAGGTTCTGCTGAATCACAATAGATCGGGACTCTTTTGTGTTCCTTCGGAATGAGTAAATCCATTTCTCTAATAAGGTCCTTTACAGTCATTCCACTATTATATATTAATTGTTCCTCCCACACCTCCAATCCCTTATAAGTAATACGTTCAAGTGCCATCGGATCATTAAAACCAAAGTCTAACCCATATATAACCTTTGCTCCTTCTATCTTCTGTGGTATAAAAGGAACAATATCCCAATTCGTATATATTTGATGTTCTAACCTACCCCATTCACCTAAAGCATAAATACGGTAAAAGTTAAAATCTTGATCAATTAACCCTTCAAGAATTGCTACATATTCAGGAGTCAAGAATGGGTTATCTTTATAAGTAGAAACTATTTCTTGTACCCCACCTTTACCTTGTTTAAATTTATTTTGTTCTTTTTTATCAGCTAAAAGTTTAGTTTTAATCCAATGATATTCATCAATGGGGTTAAAACTAAGAATCATCTGATTCTTTTCTCCCGGAAGAACTCCTGCACTTAACCTGGTACGAAGGAGTAAGAATTCAGAATAGTCAAAGTCAGTTGCTTCTTCTATCCAAATGTAATTCCATTCAGTCGATTTAATTTTTTCAATATCATCAATACTACCAAAATGAAGGTAATTGTTATTATAAAACCAATTCATTCCTACCTTTTCTTCACGAACAAAGGACATCATTTTAAAAGATTCTAAAACTTCCTTCATTGTTTGATAAACACTTAAACGTAAAGAAGGTAATGATCGTCTAATGATAAGAAATTTTTTGTTTTTCTCTTTAAAAAACTTAGAAAGAAAAAATTGGGCAATAGAATAGCTTTTACTGGACCTTGCACTCCCCCTGTTTACAATAATCTCAGCAATGCTTTGTATATTTTCGTAGAAGATTCTTGTACCATAAACATCTATGATATGCTTTTTTTGTTGGAGAATGGCAGGGTCAGTCTTATGTAAAGTCTGCTCTGCCATTCTCTGAATATTTGCAAATGCAGCACTGTCCATTACTTACAGATCTCCTGTACAGTTAAAGTCCAAGTTCGATACGTTTCGTAATCTTCAATAGTCATACATCGAACCTTTAAAGGACCTTTCGGTGTGTCTATTATTTTTTCGGGACTCCAGCCATTATTTAACTGAAGAACCGGAGCCTTTCCACACGTCCCCTGACCCAGAAGGCACCCCTGTACCATCATCCCGCTTGTCAGCAAGACGATTATACATAGAATCAACTTTAACCTGCCACTCCGCATTACATTTTTCATAACCTTTTTTCTCCCCAATGGTTTGCATTTTCTTGCCAAACCAGATAAGGAATCCGATTATGGCTAAGATTAAAGCTAGATACAAATAGACTGTCATTTTGCACCTGTGCTTTCCGTTGTGTTACCAGTTAAACCAATGCCTGGTATTTTGCTAACCGCAGCCAAGGCAATTTCCTTTGCCTTCTCTTCTGTAAGGGCAGGGAATTGCTCTTTCAATTTCATAATAACAGATGCCAATTTTTCTGTCCCTTCCAATTTATCACCACCATCTTTAACAATCTTGGCCGCAGCCTCCTCAGCAGAACGTACCAATCGTTCGGCTACATTCATTATATACTCTTCCTGTTCCTTTGAAAGTGCGACACCAAACTTTGCCAGGACCTTTTTCACAAGTAACACAAATAGCAAAGCCAGAGCGGTACCGAGAATTGGTGTAACATAGTCTTCAAAAATAGACTTGAAGACATCTCCCATGGTCGTAGCTTCCTCTGCTAATACTAACAAAGGAAAAACAACCATTAAAACAAACATAAAAACAAACAAAATTTTTTTCATAAATCCTCCTAAGTTAATGCCAGCTTTAAAGCTGTCATAAATAATAAACAGGCAAAAAAGCCTGCTATGAAGCCAAATATAAAACAAAGAACTTGTTGTTCTCTTTTAGCGAAAAACTGTTTAATATTAAACATTATGCTTTGCTCCTGTCAAACTCAAAATGAGGATAGTCTGGAGATGGTTTAAATCGAGCCCCTGCTATAAGACCAAGATATTCACCACAGGAAGCTGCTTCTTCATAATCTGGAATATTATCTTGATCTATATCTGCTTTTACATCCCAAACAGCTTTCCCGTTTTTTAAAATCACGATATCAAAAGCACAGCCTTTGCCTGCCCACTCTGGATGTTTTGTACATAAAGGGTCGTTTGGTTGCAATGCTAAATGGCGACTATTCATTGTCCATGTCACACGCTTTTTGTTTTGAAGGTTGGTAATAGATGGCAACCCTGCTTGTGCCCTTAAATTATTAACAACATCTAAAGGCTCTCTCCCTTGGGCATATAAAGCCTTTTGTTCAGCAAGAGTTCGTACAGTGCTTGTTACAATAAAGTCAATATTCTTTTCATCCATCCCTATACGAAATTGATGAAAAAGAATTTGTAGTGGAGGTATTAAATCATCAATATTTCGACTTCCCATTTTCCTTTACCCCTTTCTCAACCGTTTTTAATTTTTGGTTAATCTTTTCTAAAAAGTCATTATTTAGATTAGATACAGTTCGGTGGGTTGTAATTTGTTCAGAAATAATTAAAAGAGAGTCTTCTATCTTCTTCCATCTAATATTATCTGTTTCCTTTGTTGCTTTCTGCCATAAAAAATTACCTAAAGTAGCACCAAAAGAAACAAGAATAACACAAAGGCCTACAATAACTTTATTTTTTAATCGATCCTGTAATGTCATTACTAAACGTTCAAGTCTTTGATTTTTTTCGTTAACCAAACGTTCAAGTGTTTGGTTTTTCTCATTTACAACAATAACCAAATCCTGTGTCTGTTGGTTTGTTTCTTTAATTAATGTGTCAAGCCGTTCATGGACACGGGATAACTTTTTGTCTGTTTCCGTTGTAAAGGATTCTATTGTAACTTCTATTGTATCAACTCGATCAAGAACAACCTGATGCATTTGTTCATGCATTTTTTCAGTCTGCTCATGCATTACTTTACACGTTTCCTTCGTTTGAAATAGCTTGGTACAATCTGTAATGTCTTTAAAATCCATATCATTCTCCATAAAACCAATGTTCGTTGATAAAGTTTATCAAAAGGAGAATTATAACTATAAATAAAATTCCAGAAACAAATCCAAGAAGATATAAAAGCATGAGTCCTCCTTTTAGAAGGATACTTTTAACATGACTGTTACCCTTGTAATATCAGTACAAGAGTCAACATTAAATCGTAAAGTATCTCCTGCTGATAACAAAACTGAAGACCAATTTGTCAATGTAAGTGCTTGTCCTTTCACATCAGAAGAAATAGTTGGCTTATTGCCACTAACACCGGGCATTGAATCATCAACCGTAGGTGGGTAATTGGTATATGAATCCTTCCATATGTCAATAACAATGGACCCGACCTGATTGGCAAGAACAGTCCATCCTAAAATAGTAAGGTCATTGTTAATAATAAGATCACCAACTATACCTGGTATTATTGCAGAACCGTTCCCATCTATAATAAAAGGTAAATCAAACGTTGAAAGGCCAGGACCAGTCATTCCCTGTATCCCTGTTACACCTTGTGGTCCTACCGCCAGCAACCCTTCAAGGATAACATCAATTTGATCTGCTTCGCTTATCGTTACATCTATAAGATCATTATCTTCTATTGTTACAAGAACTTCATAATACTCACTCATACAATTCTCCCAGTTACCCTCCAAACAATAAGAAACTTACCACGGATGACTGTAAAAATCCTACCTGAATCTGTTCTTACCTTAATATCGTAAAAATATAATCCAAGAGGTAAATTTGCATCTGAAGCACTAACCGGAACAACTGTAATCCCATTAGTTGGATCTGTGTGTGCTGTGACTGTCTTTAAAAGTAAGGCATCAGCATCCGTTTCGTCAGCTGATTCCATTGTCCTTTTTACAGTAAAGAAAACGGTCCATCCAGTAATATCTTTTGCTCCTCCCGCACTATCCTGGAACGTGAGTCGGTAATCCTTTGATGTCCCCTTTACTATTTCCAGTGTCTGTTCCTTCACATTCTCCCCCTTCCAAGGTAAAGTCAACATCCCTTGCATCAGTTTGATTTAGATTAATTGTAACAGAACCTTGAGTCCCTTTAGCCGGTTTAATGTTAATGGCAACAGGTGGCCTCTCACCATCTTCCGCCGTATCCTTCTCCTTCCAACCCCTTCGCCTTCCCTGCGTCTTCAAATGAAATATGACTGCACCAAGATTACCCATGTCCCGAAGGTCCATTAATTTTGCTTCTGATTTGTCCAACTCCGCTTCCTTTTGTTCTAGCAGGCACATCCGCACTTCCTTGTTCTTTTTGGCTATTCCAAAAAACCGCATCCTGCCAATCCCCAGTTCCTCACACACCTTATAGATAACGCCTTTATTCCTTATAATGGCTGTTTTAACGATCTCTGTATCAAGCACAGCATCCTCTTTTGTAACGACGTCTACTTTAGGTGGTTTGTACCGTGGGACAGTTCTTGGATCAAGCCTTTTTCTTCCCATATTCATAGTATATTGTTACACTATAGACAATAAAACAGTCAACCTATATATACGTGGTCCACAGCTACGAATCCGCTGGAAAAAATTCATTTCCACGAATATGTATATAAAAGAATTTCCATAGGATAATTGAATTCGTGGAAATTACATATATTATATAGTATACACCCGGCACCTGAGATATAGTAGTTTAAGACTAAAATAACATTAGCTAAAAACAGTCCCAAATATACTATATAAAGACTATTCAATGTAAAACTGAAGCAGTCCCAAATATATGGAAGTAATCTCAGTTAAAAACAGCCCCGAGTATACGGAGGTGATCTTAGCTAAAAACAGCCCCGAGTATACTATATAAAGACTATTTAATGTAAGATTGAAGTGATCTCAGTTAAAAACAGCCCCGAGTATACGGAGGTGATTATATGTGTTTTACAAAAAAGGTTTTAGTCTGTTACAGTGTATTACACATTTAATAAAAGTCTAATCATTTTATATATTTATACTTCATGGTATAATAATTGCATAGCTTGTGAATAAAGTATTAATACATACATATTAAATAGATATTGCAAACCTATTATATATCATTTATACTTATGCATAATCCTGAATATGGTTAAAATTCACCTATGTATGAAAAGGATAGTACATAGTTAATCAATCGGGATTAAATAAAAAAAGGGAGAAAAAATCATGAAAGAAAAAGAATTGAAAAAAACATCGGTTTACGAAGTGATAGCAGAAATTTGCAACAAGAGAAACGACTACTCTGTGTACTCCAAAGCCTTTCGCTCATACGAGCGAAAGGATACAGCATTTGTAGCGAACAAAAACGATGAACAGAATATTGCTCATTGGTTTTGCCATTCCGCAAACGAATGGCAAAAACTCTATGACACAAACAAGACAGCATTTAAAAACCTTGTAATATCGTTAAAAGGGATAAGTGGCAAAAACAATGAGCTACATCGTATTCAGAGAAAGTGCATTGAGTTCTGCACTTCTGTTCTGAAAGTGGGCAAGGCAAACGTTCTATCCTTCGATAACTTGCACACAATTATCAGGGTATTAGAAGGGAGCAAGAAGAAGGTAGAAAAGAAAAAGGAACAGGTACAGAAGGTAGAAAAGGAAAAGGAACAGGTAGTAGAACAAGAAGCAATGTAAAAGGAAAGAGGACGGGCTTAAAAACCCGTCCTCTTTTTCTCTAATAAAAATCTAATAAAAAGAGGATAAATAAAATGAATAACACTGATAAAATTTTTGATGACATTTTTGAGATAGTCTTACTTGAAAAAATTAAGACTGTCGTTAACGAAGAGGGAGAGGTAGTAACATTCGATGAATTGTTTGACAAAATAATATTACCCATTCTTAAAAAATACAAAGTAAAAGAAGGGATAATAGACATTTAATATATGTTAAACATGTAAATTAATACATGTTTAATATTTTTTTTTATTTTTCCTTCACCTACCACCCACCCACCACCCGTATGTCACCACCACCCACCCACCACCCGTATGTCACCACCAATCGGTCTCCTAGAAGGCTGTGTTTTTATTTCCACGAAGACCGGTCCGCGTATGTCCTATGGTAGTATGTTCCTAGAAGATATAGTCCTGTATGTTCCTGAGGTTGTATTTCCACGAATCCTTCGTGATGGATTATCTTAGGATAAAACCTGCCCCGGGCTCTGTGCCCCGAGGCAGGAAAGGGAGGAGTATTATTCTAACATGTCTTGGAACAGCATACGCTGTTCTCGGACAATTTCATCATACTCCTTAGAACTGCTGGCATAACAAACAGGCTGGATTAACTTCCGGACATCCTCCGGAAGTATCCGGCAGGGGATAGTCTCCCCTTGTATCACTTGATACATATGGCACTCTGAACAGTTTGGCATGTTTGAACCTCCTTTTTTTGTTTTGTTTTTTATGTTTAACATACTACAGTATATAATAATGTACAGTAGCCTACAAATGAATAAGTTAACCTAATCAAGGGTAAATATATCCTTTGGTGTAGGGGTAAAATAGTAATCATCACGATGGGTGAACGTATTCTGAGGTGTGGCTGTGTTAGTGAACGGTGAACGTATTCTGAGGTGTGGCTGTGTTAGTGAACGGTGAACGTATTCTGAGGTGTGGCTGTGTTAGTGAACGTATTCTGAGGTGTGGCTGTGTTAGTGAACGTATTCTGAGGTGTGGCTGTGTTAGTGAACGTATTCTGAGGTGTGAACAAGTTCTCCTCGGTGAACAAACAGTGAAAGGGTTACACAATGGTAACCCGTTGTTTACATTGTTACAGACAGTGTTTTACTAACTGTTTTTCCGTTAAGAACGGTGTCCCGTGTTTGTCAACACGGACTCTTATTTTTTCATCGTAAAATCTTCCCGAATAAAACAGTATGTGAACCGTCTTCGTCTTCTTTGTTAATGTAACACATTCAACCCCATCTCCATATGTTACACGTTTGAGAACTGTCGTCCCGAATTCCTTCACAAACATTACCCGATCCGATTTGACAAGCTGTGCTACTTTTACAATGGGATAATACATTGGCTACCTCCTTTTTTTGTTTTTGTTTATTTTGTACATACTATAGTATAGTATAGCCTATTGTTCTTCGTTACTTAAATACATAGTCTGGTATTACATCCTTCGTGATGAACATACTCCAAAGGATAAACTGTAATCACCTTCTTGGTGAACAACTATATCCTATGAATATACACTCTTCACGAAGGACTAACAATGAACCCCGGGTGGGGAGCCCGGGGTGAGTGGGGTTTGGGGTGGGGTTAAAACAAAAAGATTACAACTAAGGCAAAGGCTATCATTGCTGCCAATTCCAAAGTAGCAATGACGTTTTGAACCTTCACATACTGTAAGTTTAACATTGGCTACCTCCTTTTTTTGTTTTTGTTTATTTTGTACATACTATAGTATAGTATAGCCTATGTTAACCTACAAATGGATAAGTTAGTCTAACCAAAGTAAAAAATAGTCTATCCTTTGGTGTGAGTACGCCCTTCTCGGTGGGCAAGTATTCTCAGGAAATACTATACTGCTGCTTCACGAAGGAAACATATGTATGTGAAACGATTATAGTTTGGAAGGTACTGTTACACTATTTCAATTATCCAGTCAGGAAAGACTGTATACTTACTGCCGACTGCACAGGTACAACGTAAACGGATCCCGTGCTGGAGTAATCTTTGTAACATTCTTTCTGTTACTTTCAGTCTTGCTTTCATTTTATTGCCTCCTTCTTTTTTTGTTTTGTTCTACTATACAACATACACTATTATATAATAGTACAACTACTTACCAAAAATGAATACTACATCCTTCTCGGTGGGAAAATGTAATCTACGAATACACATCCTTCTTGGTGGGAAAATGTATTCTACGAATACGCATTTTCACGAATTCACGGATTTTCACGAATTCACGGATTTTCACGAATTCACGGATTTTCACGAATTCACGAATTCACGAATTCACGAATTCACGGATTTTCACGAATTCACGAATTCACGAATTCACGGATTTTCACAAATCCTTCTCGGTGGGTACTACTTCACCAATACACAATCGGTGAAACATTACTATCTTTATGATGGGGCATCTAGAATCATCTGTCCAGGCCTTAAAGGCAAAAAAAGGGAGCCGGTGTTACCCGACTCCCTGTTTGTTACAGGTTAACGGCTTCTGCTGGTGCTTCCTCCGGAGCTGTTTTCACTTTTGGCTCCTTTGCTTTAGCCTTCGCCGGCTTGCCTTGTTTCTTCAGGTACTCGAGGCCGACTTCCAGAAACACTACGATGTGGTGTTTCTTCTTGTTCTTGTCAAGTGCCTTTCCCTTGTAGGACATCACCATTTTGTACAGCCGCTCAAGGATTACCTTGTTCTCCGGCCTGTAGTTGGACTTGCGGGTAGCGATGTCCTTCACGAAGTGGGAGAAGTTCCAGCGGTCCGACTTTGGATCGATTTTCGCCTTCTCACATTCCTTAGCGAACATGGAACGTGCTTCGGTGTCAGTCTTGGCATCGAGGAAACCGAAATCCTTTATCTTCAAATACTCCTGGTCCATTGTTACATTCTTTAACAGTTCTTTCTTCATAGCTTGTCTCCTTGGATTTTTAGTTTCCCGGTCCGTATTGGACTTCGGGTCAAACAATTTATTTTTCACCTCCTCTTTTTGTAACGTAAACGTTGTTTTGGACTTTGTGTTTAACATGCCTTATTGTAACATAGCCTAAATTAGCCTACAAGTGAAAAAGTTAGCCTTTTCTTACTTTCCAAATACCTTCGTGGTGGCTATTACATATACTATATATAGTATAGTATAAAAACCTCAGGTGTGAACACGCTCTCCTTGGTGAACACTACTATTATATATACTATACACACGCTCTCCTTGGTGAAAAGTGTTATTGGCTATCGCCAATTATCTCCTTTCGTATGTGCTCCACGATGGGTACTTTCACGAATTCGTGGAAATCAAACCCTGGTTCGGTATAAAGATATGACTATAGTAACTGCCTATTTCCACGAATTCACGGAAATCCGTATAATTATATATGTCCCTCCACGATGATATAGATGAATTGACTACCCATTTCCACGAATTCGTGGAAATCAAACCCTGGCCCGGTAACGGAGATGAACGAATTAACTACCCATTTCCACGAATTCGTGGAAATCAAACCCTGGCCCGGTAACGGAGATAGGGCTTACCTGCCCCGTAGATGGCCTTGTTACGGGATCCGACCCATCTTTTCGGGGTTTTTCCACGGGTTCTTTCCACGGGTTCTTTCCACGGGTTCTTTCCACGGGTTCTATATCAACACTATTTATCACCACGGTGTTTTTCCACGGTGTTTTTCCACGGTGTTTTTCCACGGTGTTTTTCCATTCGAAGTATCATTCTTGTATATACTTCCTTATACTACTTTCTAGATTTTTATATCCATTTTTAGAGTCGTCTTTTTCACCCTAAAACCTTATCGTATGTGGGAATGTATCAGGTAACAGTATTCAGTTGTTGGATACATTTGGAGTAGTATACAATTAGTTATGTTTAACGTGTATCAAATAAATAAAATACCTGTTCAGTGTTCTACACTGTACAGTAAAAAGGAGGTGAAAAAAGATGGATATCATAGCATTTCAAAATAGCTTGTATAAAGAAGAAAGAAAACGAGAAGATAGTAAAGAAATCCGCAAAGAAACGCTTCGTTCAACGCACTTCTGCAAGTCAAAAGGAAAGTCAAAAGTAG